GTTGGCACATTCATCAGCCCGAGCGTGATTACCCAATTCGATGCGGTGGAACTGAGGTAGAGCGCCGCCCCCATGCTCGTCGTGTCCTTGGGGATCATGACCGTGCTGGACTGCGTGAGCGTGACGTTGGGGACGCCCTCTGCAACGGGAAGAACAAGGAAGCGAGCAGTGCCGCCCACGGGAGTTCCGGCGAGTTCTGTGACATCAACCAGAGCGCCTAGTTCCACTTCACCGCCTACGCCGTCCTGACCGTCTTCGCCGTCAGCACCCTTGAGGCTGTTAAGGAAATCCTGCTGTGTGCCGATGTTACCGGCATCTAGCCAAATCTGATAAGCGGACTTGCCGGGAGTGCCTGCGCCACCTGATCCGCCACCACCGCTTTCAATCAAATCTGCAATGCGGTCGATGAGGGTTGTGCCCGTTGCGATAATCTCGTCCGCAACCACGTTCTCAGGCTTGATGCCGTAGGAGAGATTAGAAGCCGTAGGACCTTCGAAGGGCAAGACTAGCTTCAACTGACTGCCGTTCACGACACCATCGATTTCGTAGTTCAAGCCTCTGACAACGAGAGTGTCGCCGCGCTTAATTGAGCTGTTGAAACCAGTGTTGAAGCCGGTAACGAGGTCAGAGCCATTCGTTACGCTGATTGTTCCGTTCTTAAACCAAGATGCCATGGGCTAGGACACTCCTATAATACGGAGTATTTAGTGAGCCCTGACTACTCCCCGCTTAGAGCGGAGCCATCCTTTGGATACTTGTCCTTGATGCTCTGAATGAGAGCCTTCCAAGCGTCGTAGCCGTGGTGAAACAGGTAATCCATTTGCTCCTCCCAACTTGGATACTCATGGGCGCGCTGCTTCTTATAACCCTGCTTGACATTCTTTTTCATGCGTCCTCCGGTCCTGTCTCCACACTGACCCAGGTAGAGACATAGTGTGGGTGATCGAAGCAGAGCCAAATCGTGCCTGGAACATCTGCTTCGAAATCCATCACACCATCCTGAACAATATCCTGCCCGTCTGCGTCGGTGACCATCGTGCCAACTGGAATTGCAGAGACCTGGTTGTAGGAAATAGCGAGGTTGAATTGCTTTCTCGGCAGAACCTCGTTTGTCTCTGGATCGAGGTAGATTGAGTTGGCCTCAGTGCCGTTGGGAACCTCAATCTCCATGACAGCATCGTCTTGATAATCGACATACTTGCTGGCTACTGACAAGACAGCGCCGTTTCTAAAATAGGCGAAGGGCATTATCGCTTTGCTCCGTCAATAGTGATACCAATGTCGCGGACCCACACGTTACGAGCGACCGAGTTGGGGAGCCAAGCAGCCGGGTTTGCCCTGAGAGCCACGCGCACGGCAGCGCCGTCAACGATGTGCGACAACGAGCCATCCATGCGGAAGTAGGTGTTACCGTTGCTTGTCGACACACCTAGCGTCTTACTCTTTGCCTGATAAAAGCCGCCGCCCGTGTCAACGAACAGGAAGAAGCGGCAGGCAGTGTCGTAGGCGAGAGTGCCGTCTAGTGTGAATTCCACGTCTACCTTTGCCGTGCCAAACACTCCATCACCGATGGTAAGCCAGCCGGTTTCAAAGACGTTAACCGCCGTGTTCGCCGCCACGTAAGTATCGCCTGCGGTGAGAACGTGCATGATCGTGACAGCGCCACCACGAATTTGCAGAGTGTCGACTTGCAAGTTCCTGATCTGGCCTTGATCGACAGTGAGACGGTCAACGATGGCCTGCCTCATGCGAACCTGACCGCCTACAATCTCAAACACTGGCTCAGCATAGCCGGGGGCGGCGACAAGAAACCTGTCAGCGGCAACTGCGAATTCACTAACGCCATTGTTGCTTGCCAGGCCAAAGCCGGCAATGCGCCCCTCGTTGTTGATGCGGATGGTATATTGCGCGTTCAGTCCGCCGATGGCGTTTGCCTGCGCGCCGATGTTCTGCTCAATGGCGACAAAGCGGTTGCCGTATCCAGCGGTCGCATTCACGATCTGCTGGCTCAAGGAGCCGTCCTGCTCTGCGCGGACGCGACGCTCCTCCTGCAAAGCTGCCTGCCAGCCATCAGCACCACCAACCTGCGCGCTCAGGGTGTCGATGCGTTGGCCTAGCGCGGTATCCCCATCCGCGATGACTTCCCGGATGCTGCGGTCGATTGCCGTCACCTTGCCGTTCGTGAAGCTCTCCCACTGGGCTTGCTGATTGGTGATGCGCGTCGAAAGCGAACTATCGGCATCCACGAGGGTCTTGATCTGGTCGCTGAAGTTGGCCTCGTTCTGGCCGATTTTGCTGGCCTGTTGATCGAGCCTGAGGGTCAGCGCCTCGTCTGCGGTGACGCGGGCGGTTCTCTCCTCCACGATGGCGGTTTCGACGGCAGTGCCGGTGTCCGTGGTCAACTTCGCGCCGAGCAGCACGATTTCCTGTGCAAGCGCCTCGTCCCTTGTGGAACGTGCGGTGCGTTCGGTCTGTAGGGCGGCTTGGAACGTGCCGCGATCCGTCTCGACTGCGGTGTTGAGCGTTTCCACCGAACGCACGATTGCCGCGTCTTCGGAAATGCGGGCTTCCTGCTCAACCGTCAGGTCAGCATAGATACCGTTCTTAGCGGCGGTCAGTTCTCGGGAGAAGTATGCGACCAGTTCGCCCGTCTTGTCGTCGATGCGCGTCCCCAGACGTTCCTCTGCCCTAAGAACGTCGCGCTCGGCCTTTACGCTGTAGGCCTTGTTCAGCTTTGTGAGAGCATCGCTTTGCTCAAACGCCAGAGCCTTGACCGCTTCGATGGGCTTATTCAGGACAGGGAGAAGCAAACTCTCCTTTGTCATCGTCATGAGCGGGATGGTGTTCTCGTTCAGGATGTCCGTGCCGAAAGCATCGTATGCCGCGTAAGTCACATAATACTGAGTGCCGGGAGCAAGCGAGACCTGAACGCTGTTGTTCGGCCCTTCGTAACGCTTCGTTGCGTCCGTCTTGCGCGGCGGATTGACTGTGTCAGCCCAGAGGACAAACCCGGCCCAATCGTTGTCTTTCGGCTTCGTGAAGTCGAACTGCACGAAGTCATAGCCGTTCATGTAGCTAAGGGGTGGAACGGGTGGTGCCGGGTTCAGGGCCTCAATCAACAACTCATCGGACCAGTCATCTTGACCCGCAAGCTGGGTAGATAGGTAGATTTTCGGGGCGCGGGTTAGACCGGCTGCGCGGTTCTCCTCGAATGTGAGCACGTCCTTGTAGACGCGCATCTCGTCAGGCTTTGTGCTTTGCTGCTGATTGTGGATAACATAGTGGACAACCTGTTCATTGGCACATTCATACCTGACGCGGTAGGCCCACTCTTGTTCGTTCGCCGGGTTCTCTTCGAACCAGACAACGACATCATGACCAGTGAAGTCTACATAAGCCATCAGTCGAGCCTCACAAACACAGGTGGATAGACGGTCTTTCCAGTGTTGGAGTAAGCGAACGTCACTTTAAGCGTCGTAGCTGGGCTGGACTTACCAAGGGTATTTAGTGAGCGGAGACTGAACGTGTAGTCGCCCGGTTCAACGCCAGTCAGGGTCGCGAACGTGTTCTGTCCGCGATAGACTTCCTCCCAAGCACCAGAGCCGGGGCGCTGGACTTCAAGCAGGTAGCCTTGGAACAAGAGGCGGTAGCCATCTGGGCCGCTGGTATCGATAGCGTCCCATGTGACATCGAAGACGTGCTGACGGCCAAGCTGTTCGTCTGTGTAGGAGCGAGGCGTTGCGCGAAGGCCGGTCGGCTTAGGCGTGATGGGGTTCAGCTGGGTCCATGGGTCGTAGTTGACCGGCACGTTGTCATCAAAGAACGCGAACTTGCCCTCGTAATGGATGGTGCCCTTAACGGTGTAACGGCCCTGGCCGCTCTCAACGATGTCCTTGATCCTGAACGCGCGAGGCTTAACCGCGCCAGCTGCCGCCTCCACGATGCCGATTGGTGTATCGGCTTCAAGGTCGGTGGTATCCACGTTTATGATCGTAGTTTCCGTGTCCTGAGCAACCATCGCAATGGGGCGGGTGTCCAGGCCATTTCCAATCGTCATGTGCGCGACGTATGCGGTCCCCGCTTTAAGCGGAGTGGCATTATCGAGCATGAGTTGTGTCGGGCCAAGGATCGCTTTCACGCGGCCATGCGGGACTTTGCCGGAGCGCGTCCAGTCGTCCACTTCGATCAACTGGCCAGGAGCGTAACCTGCTGCGGCAAGCATGGTGTCGAACTCGACCGTCTGGAATTCCTTCTGCGCGCAGAACACAAGGATGCGAGCGAAGTCGTAGGCTTCCTGCCTGTTCGTGCAGCCGGTCTTGTAGACTGTGGTGGAAACGACGCCGCTGTTGGCGAGGCCAAGAGCCTTGTTGCGCGCGATGCTGGCGTCATCTCGGTAAACGACAGTCGCCTTGCGGAAATAATCGTCCGGGTCATCCCATTCGACGACCACCTCGTTGAGACGATCCTGAACCGGCGCGCTGCCATACTTGAACTTGCCATCGGCAACCGCAGCGTTGTTCACGTAATGATCGACGGCTACCTGCGGGCGGTCCTGCATCAGCACGATTTCGGAGCCGTTGAAGTAGGGATAGGCGCGGAAGGTCTGGGCGAGATCGATCAGCCCCTGCCAGCCATCTACCTCGTCGGTGAACTGCTTGTTGAGCGTGAAGCGCGAGCGGCCATGCACGTTTTCGTCGCAATACTTCGCGGTATCCAGCAAGGCGAACTTGTTGAAGAACTCCTCCGGGAAGCCACAACCCATCAGCTTGTCGCTGGCAATGTGATACCAATGCCAGACAGGATTGCTGGTGACGGCATACTTCCATGCGCCGTTCCAGAACCCCGCGTAGGTCTTCGCCACCGGATCGTAGTTGTCAGGAACGCGCACCTTCTGGCCGCGCACGATGACAGCAATCTCGGGGCTGCTGCCAAGTTCGAACTGCGATAGGTCGATCATTGCGCTGAACAATGCGGTCGGCACTTCGCCGCCGCTGCCGTCATAGGCCAGTTCCTGATCGTGATATTCGACCCAGCCGTTGAACGCGGTGTCGTTCTGCGTCTTGTCGTCGGTGCTGTCAGGCGTCGTGCGGTAAACCCTGAACATCCAAGGATCAGCGTCATTACCTGCGGTCTTCGCCGGGGCGTAGAGCGTGTAATCGCGCACGAACGCATCGCTGGACTTCTCGCTCGCATACCAAGTGCCGGCGGGTTGCCATGTGGATGCGGACAGTCGTTTGACCTCGAAACCGCCGCCGACGTCTGTGACCTTCTGGTTCCCCTTCTTGCTGGTCCGCATGAGGGCGTTGAACGCGATGCGGACCTTGACGCGGCTAACATCTGCGTCGGTCGTCGTGTTGGTGACGTAGAATTGACCGCCGCCGCCTGCTGCGCTCTTGGTCATCTCAACACTGGCGTCGAAGTTGGACGGAATGCCGGGAGTGATCGGAACTGCGCTCTGTCCGGGAATGCCGTATCGCTCCGCCCAGCTGATGCCGTTGTAATTCAGCTGGTTCGTGCCACGGTCACGGAGAGGCACTTCGTTGACGAGGATGTTCTTTTCCTTCTCCTCTGTCGTGTCGCCTACGATGCCACCGATTTCACCAGCACCAAGCGCGGCGGTAAGCCTGAGGGTGGCATCGCTGTAGGTGGTGTTCGACATCGTTTTGCCGCCACCCTTCTGACCGGAAAGCTCGCTGTCGGAGAAGTGGACTGCACCTGTGCCGCCGCTCTTACCCAGCATCTTGTCGATGAGATTGGTCGAGGCAGAGCCGCTGCTCGTGTAATCCACGTCAGCCTCTAGGATGTTGCTTCCGCACAGAACACGGTCGCCCGCGATGTAGGCCAGGACCGCACCCTCGGTCTGGGTGTTAAGACCGTTCTGGTAGAGGGCCGACTTTCGCTTGTCGTTCTGCGTCTGCGGCGTGGGCATCAGCAGGTTGAGCAGCAAGTTGACGGCGATACCTACGGCGGTCGAGATAAGCGCCGTGATGAGCATGGCCGACGTGATTTCGTGGCCGTTCGCATGTGGGCCGATATGCAGGGTCGCGCCGTCAGCCAGCGACCAGTTTTCGGATACCTGCTGCCCGGTCAGGCTGGTGCTGTTCTTCCATGAGGTGCCGACGCGGAACTCAGCGGGCGAAACCTCAATCATGCGACGAATAGGGAGAAGCTGTTCAAGTGCTTGAACGGCTTCCTTGGCGGTCCGAGCATGAACGGTGATGCCGCGCTTATAACCCTTGGGCAGCTTGTCCTTAAATGCGCCGTGTAGAACTACCTTGATGGCCATTATGTCAGCCTCCAGAATTGCATTGCATATTTTTCGATGGCGCGTTCCTCATGTTGTGGACGCCACTCTTCGGAGTGCCGTTCGATCAATTGGTGCAGGTATTTGCCTTCGCCCAAATAGACGGCGCAGTGATTGGCAATCGGGCTGTTCCAGAACATGATTGCGAGATCGCCGGGCTGCCGCTGGTCGCGATCGATCGGCACGAAGCCGAGCCGGGGAGGCCAATAGCGGAACGGATCCCGCCCACGCGCATGAGCATGGTGCGCGCCGGGCTCTCTCACGCGCGGGATAGGGTCGAGAACGCGACCGGATGCCCTGTAGTAATCCTCGCAGAGCGTCCAGCAGTCACGCACGCCCCAGAGGTATGTTCGCCCTAGTAGGGGCTCGTAGGGCTTCTCAGGCCCCCACACTTCGGGGCGCCCGATGTCATAGACGCCGGAGAGATTGCCGTAGACAGGCACTATGCCCCACGTCCAACCCGTCGCAAGCTGTTGCTCTGTGTCGCGGTCGCTGGGCTCGGCCGATCCGTGAGGGTGGCTATGGAGAAACAGGGCCGGACGTTTTGCGAGAAGCGTAGCGTTGTCCTCATGGGACAGGGAGAACGCTGTCGTGGGCTCTGGATGCACGTTGGTGCATTCGCGCCAACTGCCATCCGGCCAGATTGCGACGATGGCTTCTCGGGGCCAGGCTCGCAGGAAGACAGGCTTGATTTCCTGCCAAAGATCGTCGGTAGGTCGCATTACCGTATTTAGAGGGGTGAGCAACGAATGGATTGGGGCAGTGTGCCGGACTGGATTGCCGGCATCGGAGGATTGCTGTCGATCGGTGCGACGGGGTGGATTGCGGTGAACGAACGCAAACGGGCTAATCGGCTTGAGGAAATTCAAGCTGACACGGAGGCCGTTCAGCGCGGAGCCGCCATCGATGAGGCCCAGCGCATTACCGCCCAGATCGTCGACAAGTATCAGGCTCTGTCACAAGCTCAGACGTTTGCTGACATGGAACCATACGATTTGAATGATTATCGGGAGGCGATCGACGTTCAGCGCCAACAGTTGGCGAGCTTGCAGAACTTCGCCGGGACAAATGCACAGCTTTTCGTCGCTCTGCGCCAGCTGGCCGACGCAGCGGAGATGCCCATCTCTGGTATCCGCACAATGGGACAGCACCGCTTTACCGCCACCGCACAGGCAGGTTTGCTAAGAGCGAAGTCTGAGGAGTTAAATCGTCTGCGGTGAGTAGCGGAGCGGCGCTGAAAAAATGCCTGATTATGACCGCGTTTATGGCGAGAGATAAACTATCTGGCGGACGGACAAAGCCCGCCAGATAGGCATCATAGCTTCTTCTGCGATTTATTTCGCGGGACGGCGGAACGCCCAGACAAGCGGCGCAATGCCCTTACAGCATGTGCCAATACTCACTAAGATCGCAGGTGTTAGAGTTAGAAGGATGGTAAGAGTTGTCATAAATCTCCTTGGACACCGCGCGGAAGTGGCGGCACCCGGGATTTGTCACAGCCCTGTCTCAGCCGCAACCCTTAGTCGTTTTACTTCTAGTTACGGTTACTAGTGGCCGACTTACCTCAGCAGGTTGCTGCCCAATCCGGGGTAATGCTCGCGGCCCATTTTGAAGTTCGGGAACTTCGCACGGCGGAAATCCGCATGTGTCGCAAGGGTCAGCGTCAGGACCTGGCCATCGGATGCGACACTATCGAGGAGGTAGCGTTCAGTCTGGAATGCCGCCTGCGGATTGTTGGCGATCACGTCTTCAGCGAGCGCGAGATACCGTGTCACAGGTGCCCCCGGCGCGTCATCGTATTTCGCCAGAGTGACAGCCAGCGCACCGCCGAAGTCAGGAACGTCGATGGTGGGCTGGACGAGATTTTCACCGCCGCGCTGCCAGCCCGAAGCCGTAAAGGCCATCGGCGTCCATGCTACGCCGTTGAACTGCACGACGCCAAGGTCGGGATGATCGGTTGCAAACGTGCTGGTGTTGACGAAGCGGAACGGCTCGCGCTCGCCCCATGCTGTCGCGTCCAGCTGCACGAATTCAATCAGCCGGTCGAATGTGCTCTTGTTGAGGTTAGCCACTGACCACCTCGACGTTGAGCGTTACGGTGACATGCAGGCTCCCATAGGTCTCACCGAAACCAAAGGAGTCGGTTGGACGGACCCTGACCGGGCCGCGCACGCTGCACTCGTAGTCGTAGACCGCGTTGAACATGCCCGCTTTAAGCCGGGCGAGGAAATCCCGAGCCTCCTCCTTCGACATCGCAAAGGTCAGTGTCGCCGTTTCTGTCCATGGTCGCCATCCTACGGTGCCGCTCATGGTGTAGGCGCCCGCCTGCATGGTCTGCTTGATCGGAGCGATATTCCAATCAATCGGGACGAGTAGCTTTTCCTGATAAGGTAGTGCGGGCATGTTTACCTCGCCTTCTGGTTCTTGAGTTCGTCGCGCACCATCGCGCGCATGTTGCGTTCGTGCGCCGCCAGCTGAGCCTTCATCTGCGCCAAGCTGTCGTTGGACGCGCTGCCCTGAATGATGATGCTGGTTCCGCCGATGGTGACGTTGCCGCCAGCGCCAGCGCCGACAGCCTTACGCGCCGTGCGATTATTGATGATCGTGCCAGCTGCGCCGAACTTCATCAGTTCAGGGCCGTGCTCGCCAACGAGGTAAGTGCCACCGCCCTTGATGGACCCGCCCGCTGCGCGAGCGCCGGATACGCCACCACCGCCGATTGCGCCGCTGATGACGCTGGTAAGCAGGCCACCGATACCGCCCTTGCCGCCCAGCTTTTCACCAAGAATGACGGCTTTCGCGATAGCTTCCAGCAAACCGGCCAAGACGTCACCGATGAAGGATTTGAAAGCCTGCTTGGGGTTCTCCCAAAGCGAGGAGAGGAAGCTGGCGAACTTGCTGACAGTCTCAAGCTGCCTGTCCATGGCAACGCCTTGCTCTGCGATCTTCGCTAGGTTCTCCTCATTGAGGATCAGTTCTGCCCGTTTGGCTTCGCTGATGCCTTCCAGCTGCCTGATCTTCTCGATATTGGCGTCACGCTCGCGCTGGATTTGCAGGACAGCGCGTTCATCGTCTGCCTTGTCAGGGTTCATGCGTCCGCGCTGGTCGATAGCTAGGTCTTCGCCGCGCTCCTTCTGGTCGCGCTCCAAGTCCTTGACTGCCTGCGCGTTTTCCTTGGCCTTCTGTAGGCGGTAGTAAGCAGCCGCCTGAGCATCGACGCGCTTTGTCTGCTCCGTCGTAACCGCGAGGTCAGTTTCAATACCTGCACGACGACGAGCCTCGACCATCGCAAGCTGCTCTTGGCTATACTGCAACTCACGGAACTTCTCATTAAAGTCTTTGAGGATTTCAGTTACCTTGGCTTCCTGCTGTCCGTCGCGAAGCACCTTGAAGAGACGCTTGATCTCATTCGCTTTGGCATTAATCTGAGTGATGTCACGGCCAAGCCCTGCGCGCTCAAGTTCATCAGCAAGCGCCTTCTGCTCCTGAGTAAGCGTCAGGTCTTTGATGCGGGCGTTGAGGTTAGCAACAGCGTCGGCATATTTCTTTGCTGCCTTCTCAGCGTCGCTATCTCCCTTGCCCTTCTTGTTATCATTGGCGGCACTAGGCTTTGCCGTCTTAGTCGGCTGTTTCCCCTTGGCGGCTGCTTCCTCGTCCTTCTTGGCCTGGGCCTGACGTTCTCTGGCTTTCTGATCGGCGCGCTTTACCAACCCATTGAGCGCAGTCTCAACAGGCTTCGTGAAGCCGGATGCGTAAGCTCTACCAGCGTCCGCTCCGAGCGTGACCATTCCGCCTCCGGCCATACGCCCGAACGTCACCTCCTGCATCTTGCCGAAGCCAGCCCCGAGGCTGTTGGCGAATTCCAAAACGGAGTTGATGCCGCGCACGGCACGATTGATGAAGTTCTCAACGATGGTGATCGCGCCATTGAAGGCGTTGGCAAAGATCGTGCTCAGGGCCTTTGGTAGTCCGGTAAGCACGGAAACCATCGCGTTTGCCATACCACGCCAGTGACCCAGCACCACGTCGACGGTGCGCGCCACGAGGCGAGCCATGCCGAGAAGTGAGAAGTCGATACCGTCGAAGAACTCGCCTGCGGCGTCTATCATGCCGCTGAACGTGTCAGCGAACCAATCACCGATGCTGCCGAAGGTATCGCGGGCGAAGTCACCAAGCCCGCTGAACGTCTCGGAGAACCAGCTGCCTACGTCAGATGCAAAGCCTGAAATCGCGTCCCATGCCGAGGATGCAGCTTCGCCTAGCATCTCGAATGCGGCGCGGCCCACGTCACCAATGCTGGCAATCGAACCGCCGCCGATCATGATGCTGTCACGGAACTGGTAAAGCAGTGTGATCGTCGCCGTGAGGGCAACAGCTAGTGCCGTGAACGGGTTGGCGAGAAGCGAAGCCATCAAGCCATTGACCGCATTCTGCGCCATCTTCATGCCCGCGCTGAACAGGGCAGATGCAGTGCCCGAAGCACCAAGCGCCGTTTCCAGTGCGACGATGCTCTTTACCGTGGTCATGATCCACGAGACGGATGCGGCGGCCTTGAAGGCCAGGAACGACGCGGCAGCGGCCTTTGCGACCGCAACCAGCCCGGTCATGTTGTCGAGCAGGAACGCGATGGCCTGCCCGCCGATTTCTTTAAGTGTGGTCAGGACAGGAGCCAGTTGGTCGAAAACCTGACGCATGGCCTTGCCGATCTGCTCGAACGTCGGCAGCATTGACGTGCCCCAGGACTGCACCTTTGCGACGATGACGGCGAGGCTATCGCTGATGCCAAAGCCCTTGGCGAAGCTGCCTGCAATGAGGGTGAAGGTGTTGCTTGCTGCGGTCTTGATGTCCGCGAAGCTAACGGGGATTTTGCCGAATTCCTTCTCGATCCCTGCAACCAGCTTCGGATCGGTTAGAGCTTTCGCGATCACCTGGGCCGTGATCTTGCCGTCACTTGCCAGCTTCTTCAGTTCGCCACGCGGTTTACCGATTGCTTCGGCAAAGAGGTCCATCAAACGAGGAGCGTTCTCGTTGATGCTGCTGAACTCGTCACCGGCCAACTTGCCCGCCGCCATAGCCTGCGAGAGCTGAAGGATCGCCGCCGATGCCTGGTTTGCGCCAGCGCCACCGATCTTGAGCGCCATGCCTACGGTTTGCGTTGCGGCTGCAACCTGCTTCTGAGTGATGCCCAGCGTGGAAGCATTGCGCGCCATGGTGGCGTAGAGGTCTGCGACGGAGCCAAGATCGGAACGGCTGGCGTTCGCGATGGCTACAACGTCTTTTTGCGCCTGTGCGTAGTCACCGAACTTCGCGGTCGCGAGTGTCAGCTTCGCTTGAATTTCACCTGCCTTATCGCTGAAGCCAGTGAAGGAAGAGGTAAGCTCTTTCAGTCCGTTGATAGCCGACTGGAAAGTCAGCGCGCCCAGCGTTCCCGCGAAGCTACCCATCGCAATGGATGAGCGGCTGATAGGAGCAGGTAGAGCCTCAATGGCCTTTCGCATTTCATCGGTGGCGCGGGTTGTCTCGGAGCGAGCGCGCTCCATCTGGCGCACCAGTTCTTCAAGGCCCTGGATGCGGACGGGAGTGCGGCCCAGACCAGCGAAGCTACTCTGAATTGCACTCGTGCTATCAATCGCGGCAGTCTTGGTCGTATTGAGTAGACTGCGTAGCTGTTGCAGTCCTCGAAAGGCGCGGTCGCCATCGAATGTAGCCGCAAAAGATAGGTTTTCACTCATGCGATAGGCGCCTCCATAGTGTCGGTTATTTAGTGAAGGTCACACTATCCCTGGCACGGCGAATGCGCTCCATCGCCTCCGAACCGGAGACCGGTTCATCGCTACCTTTCTCATCTTCTTGCTCGCTCTGCCACGCGATCACCGCCAACAGATATTCAGGCCATGTCATGTCCCAAATCTCTGATGGCGGTGTGCCGTGATTAAACAGGTTCGTGTATGCAATCTGATACGCGAACTTGAGAGTAGTTACTTTTTTTGGGTGTCTGTCGCTGGCTTGATGGCTTCGGCCAAATCCTTGCCTGCCATCTGACTAAACAGGGTCATAAGTGCAGCGTTGAACTCCTCATCCTCGAAGTTGCCTAGCTTGCCGAAAAACGCAGCGTAGATTTCTTCGCGGGTGTAAGCCGAGCCTGTTTGCAAGTGGAAGAAGAGTTCCGTGAGGCGCATGGGATGACCGCAGTTCGCCATGTAATCTAGGGCTTCTTCGCCGGTCGCCTCCGAGAGGTTCTTCAAGCGGTCTAGACTAGGCAGTAGCTTAATTTCGTTATCATCGAACTGGAAAACACCAGTCCCGAGACGGCTCTTGAGTGCCATTATTGTTCTCCTTATCAGGCAGTGTGAGCGGGATCGCTCCCGCTCACGTATTTAATCAAGGTGTGACTGGCGCAGTCTCGTCATACTGGGTGACTTCACCCGAATTCGAGAGTGTGTAGGAACCCTCACGGACGCCAGTTGCGCCTGCGGTGATTTCAACGCCGGTCATGAGGAAGTTGCCCGAGAACAGCTTCTTGGTGCCGTCTTCGACAATCAGGTAAGACCACGACTTGTTGCGTGCCTGACGAAGCAGAGTATCAGCGGCATCAGTTAGCGCCGCGTTGGTCGTAAAAGTGAGTTCCCAGCTCTCAGTGCCGGGCATCGAGATTTTACCTGCCGACTTCGTATCAATCTCCTGAGCGTCAACGCTGTAAGAGAGAGTGAATTCGTTTTCGTTCTCGATTAGCTCAAAGCCGTTCGTGATCGCGTCCGCTGCCTCAGGATCGGCAGTCTGGGTCTTGCCGATGTAAACACGGCACTTGGAACCTAGCTTGATGTTTTCAGTAGCCATGTTTGGCTTACCTCCGTTTATGGTTATAACCGAAGGTATTTATTGACGGCTCGGGCTAGTCAGGCTTTGAGAGCGCGAGGGAAGAACACACATGGGATGATCCAGCGGTTTCGCTTGTTCTCTGGCTCTGGGCGAGGAAGAAGCTGTTGCGCCTGGACGCAGGGACTACCCTGGAGAGCAGCGAGGATCAGCTTTGCATAATCAAGCTGCTCGATGCTTAGGTCTGTGGTGACGTAGCAGAGATTGAATGTGTGACTGTTTAGCTTGTCGTCAAGGAACGTCAGTCCATCGATGTAGATCGCAGGCAGCTTTGTCGGGACGCCATAGTTGACCAGCCCGAGGTTCAATCCGGCTAGTCCGCTTTGAGCGGAGACGAGTTCCTGAATGTGCGTGATTAGCGCCTTGATGCTCATCGCATGGCCTTCCTGAGCACCTTGCTGGTCCGCTCGTAGAGTTTGTGGATCGTTGCTGCCCACGCGACGGCCATGAAGGGCTGTGCGGGTTGCTTGCTGGTTCCCTCTTCGACGAAGCGGGCATGAGGGGCAGTAGCGAACACCTCCACACCGGCAGGCGTAACGCGCCCGTCAATGCTATCCCTCAGAGCGCCTGTCTGAACCGGGACGATGCTCTTTGCGTAAGGCTTAAAGTCCTCTTCCAGCCACGCCTTAGCAGCGTCCGCAGGGGCATTCTGCATCTGACGTAGAATGGCATCGACCTTGCCGATTGCTTCATCAAAGCCCTTAACGCTCATGCAGCACCGCCTTCTGGGCGAACTGGTCAGCACCCACGCCATTTTCCACGACTTCTACGATGTCGTAGGTCACGCCGTTCTGCGTCAGCTGGCCTCCACGGATCGGGAAGGGTGTTGCGCCGATGAGGCATTGGATCGCGGCTGGCTCTTCCGGCTTACGGCTCGCACTGAGCACGCGCGCAAATACGTTCGCCGTCCGGTCGGCCACCCCGAGAACATCGCTCCTGACGGTGATGGTGGCAGGCTTTGCGACCTTCGCCAGCAACCTATCGGCTGTCGCCTTCATCTTCTTGAGGTCCATTAGCGGACCACCTTGATGACGTTCAGGCCTTTGCCGTTGCTCCCGGTGACAGTGACGGGTGAGAGCAAAGCGGTGATGTCAGGGAATGGGTCTGAGGTTGCTACGTTGTCAAAGTAGGTTGTTTCTTCGGAAACAACGCCGTCCAGACTTTCCTTCTTTGTCTTGATCGCGGATGCTTGGCGCAGCGTGGTTAGGTTGTCGATCATTGGAGCAAGCTGGATAGTGGCTTCGCGGATGAGAGAAGCAGCGGTTTCGGTGTCTACTGTCCTGTAGCTTGCGCGGATGAAGTCAGAGGCGCGATAGAGTGCTGACAGCTTCTCGGTATCAGAACCGAAATACTGCCAATCCTCGTTCCCCCTGAGTGCGTGATAGGCATCTGCCTCTGTGACGGTGATCTGCATAGCATTACTTATGCAGAGACGGCGAAGCCCCGGCCTTCCGGCCAGGGCTTGCTTGTCTGTCAGTGCCGATTAGGCAGCTGGCTTGATGACCACGAGAGGGATTTTCTTCTCGTCGGTGGCAGCGGCGTATGCCGAAACCGCGTTCAATTCCGCGAACGAAGGACCGCCCTTAGCAGCGAAGGTGCCAGTGTAATCAAAGCCCATTGGGTGAACGATGGACTTCCAACGGAACCAGATGGTTTCCTGTCCCGAACCGTTACCTGCCGACGCGGCGCTCTCAACTTCGACGCTCTTACGTGCCTGAGGCGCAGTGCCGAAGTGGAACAGACCAGCGCCAAGGCCCACGATGTTTGCACCAAAGCGGTCATCAACGACGATGCGGCGGCCTGCAACGGTCTGGAACGCGGTGTTCGCCTCCGAAGCAGGAACAGTGTCAACGAGGTTGGCAAGCTGTAGTTCGAGGTAGTGAGCCGAGGACATGCCGAGGGTCGTGACAATACCAGCATTGTCGCCCTTCTTAGCCTGAACGGCCTTGAGCACTTCCTTGATGTCGAAGCCGCCGGTCATTTCGTGGGTGAACTTCTTCGCAGTGGCGTCACCGGCAACAATGCCGTTCAGAACAGCAAAGAGGTGGTTTACCTCGTCGGTGTTCTTGTAATTTGCCACGCGGCCCGAGAGGACAGCCAGGGGATCGACAGCCGCGAAGTCAGTGACGAGGTTCATGCCCGACACACCCACGTTACGGTGAGTGCGAACAGCGTCCCACAGCTTCGTGTCCATCTTCAGTGGAGTTGCGCTGTCGGTAGGATCGTCGTTGGAGATGTTGCTTTCGACGTATTCGAGGTCATTCCACGACTGAACCTCAGTGCGGATGCCTTCGCCAGCGGTCAGCGAACGAGAGATCAGGGGAGAGCTGGTAAGAACGCCAGCAGCGCGGAAAGGATTGGTGCCTGCATTGTAGGCTTCGTCAATTGCGCCCCAGACAGTGCTGGTTGGCAGCTTGGCGAAGTCCTCTAGGGTAAGAACCGAAGAACGAGTATATGCCATGTATCGTTGGCTCCTTTTATTGGGACAAGCCGACCCGCAAAGAGGAGCCGGACGGCAGTTCGCTGCCGTCCGTTATTTATTCAGGCGGTATAGTGTGCTGACTTAGGCGTCAGTCTTCAGGTCTGGTCTTCCAACTTCATCAGCAATTGCGTTTGCTACTTCGACACCTTCTTCGATGTAGACACCCGCGTAGGCACCGTGATTGTAGGTTTCCTTTGTGAAGCCGTGGCCGGATGCCTTGGAGCCGTTGTTACCCTGGCTATCAGCACCGCTGTTGTCGGCGGCGCGCACGTAATGAGCGCCGTCCTTGGCAAAGAAGCCTTTGGCGTAGTCTGCGATGGACTTGCCCGCGATGGAGGCTTCGCCATCTGCGTATTCAACCCTGCGGTGCATGAGTGCTTCAACAGCCTCGACCATCTCAGGGCGGACGTTGCCGGAAGCGATTGCTGCGCTGATGGCGCTGTCTACGCGCGTTGTCTTGAGTTCACCTGCGAGGGTGTCGCGCTCACTGGTGATCGATGCCAGAGCAGTCTCTAGCTTCTTGTAATCACGTTGTAGGGTTTTCAGTTCGTTGCCTGCGGCGGCGTTGGCCTCTGCTTCGTCGGCCAACTTCTCGGCAGCTTCTGCGCGGGTGCGCTCTGCCTTCTCGCGATCAATGAGTTCGGAATTCTTTGCTTCGAGGCGGGAGATCGAGCCAAGCGCCTTGTCGAGGTCGGCCTGCAGCTCTTCGATTGTCTTCGTCATGTTAACCTCTGGGCCGGGAGCCCTCAAAAGGGGTGCAGCGGGACTGCGGCTTGCACCGGCGGGACCGGTGCGAAGTATTTAGCGGGGGTATGGAAATGCTCCGGTCTTTGCTGCTACGAGCAATGCGAAGCAGGGGGGCAGATCATGAGCGAAGCAGGAAGCCGACTATCCGATCTTGAGCGCAGTGTGGGCCTTCCGCTCCGCGTTCTTGGTGGTCGCGTGTTCTTGGAAACTCCAACATCGGACAATCTCAACGGTTCGGCGGTGGAACTGAAATGCAGCCTCACCGGCTTCACAGAGCTGTTCCACACATCGATCGTCATAGGAGACGAGAAGCACTTGGCTTTGCCCCTGTTCAACGGCGACGAGGAACAGGACCGGGAGGAGGAAGTTGGATGGCGGCTTAGTTCGTGTGCCATCATGGTTTCGTTCCGGCCTATCGACGAAGCTGCGCTTGCTGAGATGGCCGAAAAGAACGACGGAAAACCTATCGTCGGTCGCCTAAATTATTGGAAGCCTATCAATTCGGGCGATGGGGTAGTCAACGACAAGTGGCCTACGGTGACAATTTGGGTCGGCGTCGGGCGAGACAATTTCGCGCTGTTGAGTGACGCGGTCCGCCGAAATGATCTCAGAGGTGTGGAGGTCGGTCTTTCAATCGAGTTCCCGGAGGGATCGGTCACGTCCCGAATGGTTGGGCGAAAGATAAGCTGGAATGGTGAAGGGCAACTTCCAGTTACCTCTGCCGGGATTGTTTGGAAGAGTGGCGATTGGTCTTCCGAAACCGACTCCTTCCAGCTCTCCAAGCCCGAAAAGCGTCGGATTGAACGTGAACCTAGCCCAGAGCATATCGAAACTATGCGTGGGATTAACGGTGTCAGGGAAGTTCTCAACAAGCTGATGACACCTGTGTGGATAGCTGCCATCGCGGCTGCTGTTTCCATCTTCTTGCGCGGATAAGTGCGGTGAAGTTCACTTTCAGCAGTGGTGACGATGGCATGGGCTGGATGGAGTTTATATCATCGTTGATTGGTTCGCTGGCGTGGCCTGCGGTGGTGTTGACAATTGTGCTGGTGTTTCGTCAGCCGATTTCAAAGCTGATTGCGAATATCAAGGAAGCGAAGTGGGGCGATACTTCGGTCCTGATGCATCAGAAGTTGGACGAGGCCGAGCAAGCGAGCCGCGAGGTGACAGTCCCAGAACCAACGCGAAACCAGCCACCGAGAGCACATGCGGGTCTGGACCCGGTTCAGGTGCCCCCTGCATACGCGAACACGGTCCCAGACATTGCCGAGCAGGAATATGTGAAGTGGCTACCCCAATCCCCGGCGATGGCAGTCATCCGCGCATGGGAGGATATAGAGGGGATGTTGCGCGAACTTGGGACCCGTCACGGTGTGCCGGGAACGATTTTGGCGCGTTCAGCCAATCACATTTCCCAAAAGCTGACGGCGATGAATGTCCTTGAGCCTACCGTCGCGAATTGGCTGATCGAAATGCGGCAGGTTCGCAATGCGGCTGCACATGCCAAGGAAGTCACGGAGACGGACGCTCTCCGCTTTCTTGAATTGGCGAAAAAGGTGCGGGTTGTCCTGAAACAACTGTAACGGGAGCTACCCCAGCGCGCCTGTCCGCGTCAGCTTCGATGCGCTTTTCCTCTTCCTTAAGCGTTAGCGTCTCATTGTGGACACCTCTGTCACGCAGGGCGAAGAAGAAGCTCTCGAAGGACATTCCGCCACCCTGGTAGACGGTAAACAGGGCGGAAATCTCGCTCGCGTCCATCTTAGCGGGCAGGTAGTCAGTGTTCAGCTGGTAGTTGACCGTGCTGCCATCCGTCCAAAGCGCGACAAGCTGCAACGCCTGGGTGATCTTGGCGCTGATGTGGTTGGCAATGGACGCTAGGACGGAGTTCTCAGCGCCCTGACGCAACGCTTCCGTCTCTGCGGCCTCCGCGACAGCCTTCTGGCGCGCAAGGATGCGGCTTGCGACCACGGCCAGCTTATCCTCCGTGCGTTCCAATTGCCTTTCCAGCGAGGGGATACCGTCACCGGAGGGAGCGACCCATTTGAGGTCGGCATTCTCGCCCTCAGCGGCGATGATCGCGCCGGGTGAAACGGTTAGCTTGTCCTCCGCGCCCTTTTCCAAGCCCTTCGCGAACAGCATGGGGGTGGAGATGAACATATGGCAGGACGTGAGGAGGCCCTGAACGCGGTAATGATCGAGGTTCAGCTGAACAACGTGATCCATGATCGCCGGTTGCGGGCAGAGCATGTCGTCCTCACTGAGAAGGACGAACGGGATTTCACGGAATGGCTGGCCGTTGCGGCGCGGCGTAATCGTCGGACCTGGCTGCCAGCCTTCGGCTTCCTTCGTCCAAATCGAAACTTGGTAGATCCCGCCGACGAGTTCGAGGACGCGCACGGTGTCCTCGTCATCAAGCACGCGCACATACGTCAGAGCCCTGCGAGCCCCTACGACGCCCCTTCGAACTTCAAGGATGCTATGGGAGGGGTATTGCAGCACATAGGGACGGATGCCCTCTGCGATAGCTTCCCCGGCGCTCGTAGCGGTTCCTGAGGGGTGATCGACAAGCAAGCCGTAGAATGCGGTTGTCAGGTATGCCTTACACACTTCCTTCGCCAGTTCGTTGATCGTCTTGCCGTCGCGGGTGATGACATCTTTTAGCTGCGCTTCGACAATGCCCTCGTTCTCCAAGACAGGAGCGCGACGGAACATCAGCCCCAGCAGGCCGGTCAGCGTTCGGTTGGCGGCTGGGTAGAACGAGACGTGATCCTTGAAAGCCTTGTAGTCCTTGGCCTCCTGATCGCTGAACGCCTTTGGTAGATACTTTACTCCGCGCCTTTTAACAGCGTAGTGGCCCGCGATGACATCAGCATTGATATTCCAACGCTCGTGTTCACAAGCGATGCTTGCATGTGGTTTGTTGATGTCCATTCAAAGGCCTCGCATATTCCAATGCGAGTATTTATTTGTGCCCCTATGCTCGCCCGAACCCACGTGCTTGCTTGACTGTCAGGCCACTGCTGTTCCCCCCTGACAGCTTCATCAGTTCAGTGAGGCCCCAGACAAGCGCGTCCATGCGGTCAGGAGACTTCTTCGTGTCTTCCTTGTAGCTGCACATCTGCGCCTCAAGTTCCTTGAAGCCCTCAGTATTGTCAACCGGCGCGCAAAACTGACCCCCTATCGGCGCCCAATATTGACCCCACCTCTGGGTAGTGCGGCGGTTATCCCGGTAGTCGATAGGAGGGGCCCACGGACGACGACGCGCACCGTCAGG